CGGATGTGTCTTGTGGAATGTGGTTTCACAGATGAGATGCTTAGCCTATTTGATGGCCTAGCAACGGAATGTGTTTACCCAATCTATGAGATCGATGGTTTGATCGCTAAAGTGTTTGGAACAGGACCCTCAGGTCATGCCTTGACTGTCGTAATTAATGGCTTGTGCAATTGTCTCTATATGAGATATGCATATTATGCCATGCATGAGCGACGATTAAATGTCAAACTCACCATGGGTGTCATTCCTTTGTTTCACTTACGTGTTGCTTTGATGACATATGGCGATGATGATAATTTCGAAGTTCACCCCAAGGAAGAAGTCTTCAACATGATCACTGTCGGCGAGGAGCTAAAACGCATCGGAGTGGATTACACTGATGCCAACAAAGAAATCTCAACCGTTCCTTTCAAAACTTTGGAGGAAATCTCATTCTTGAAGAGGTCGTTCTGTGTGCATCCGCAGCTGAAGAAGCGTGTTGGTACCCTGACCATTGATTCTATTTTCAGATCCCTTCTTTTGAGTAAGAAAATTGGAAAGAATTGCGATGAAACAGAAGCACAGATCATGGCTGGAAATATGCAGCAAGCGCTATTTGAGTTCTATCTGCATGGTGAGGATGTCTACTGGAAATACCACAAGATGTTTGAAGAGTTTAGAGGTCTCAAAGATTCCGGTGGTTACACCATCGGCAACTACTACGATCCTCCTACACCAGAAAAGATCCAAGACCGCTATTTCAATAGCAAGTGCTGTTACAAAAAGGCACAAGCTATACTGAAAGGGCTGAAGCCAGAAGGTGGAGCGATGTCTGTAGAGGAAATGGAGGTTTTCAATTCTGGAACGCCGCTAGGACCGAAATTAACACAAGATGAGACAAATCGAGAATGGATGTTGACGCTCGGATTCTATCCTTGGCCCACCATTTGGAAAGGCCGTGAAGGAGTTCTAGCGAGACATTGCGTGCGTGTGGCAGTCAGTGCGTCTGATGCTAGAGAGCGCGAGCACTTCATGGCAATGGCTTGGTACTGTGGTTACTGCTCAAATGCGAGCAAATACATGCCCACAGTCCCTTATGGGGCTGTTCCCGAGATGACCAGGACAGAAGTCCTTTATCGGAA